ATTGTTCGAGACCAAACTAGCGCCTGATCATGATATTTAAAGTATAGTTCTGCTTGCTCTGAAGAGAGGGGATCATCTCCGCTGCTTTTTAGATAGATTGTAGCTGACATTCATGTCTCCGGAAACGGTAAGGAAAAATCTGGTATAATATAGGACCAGGGGATTTTCCTTTATATTATATATTATATAAGAAGGGATAATAGAATTACGACTGTCGGAGGGGGTTAGTCTAGCTTTAAATGCTTTCTAATCTTTTTATTTGACGCCGACAAAACGATGGACACGTAAGGTTGGGTTACGTCAAAAGCGTCAGCGATCTGTATCTCACTCATGCCGACAACATTGTAAGCTGTAAAGAATTGAAATTGTACATCTGTAAGAACTTTTGTCGCGGCTTCGAAGAGATTATGAACTAATTCTTGTCGCTTCTTTAAATAATCCTGTCGCTCTTCTAAACTTAATGCTTCTTGTGCTCTCTTGTTTAGAAGAGTCTCTAAGTCTTTGATATCAACGGGTATCTCCCGACTTGTCTTCCAAACGAATCTATCCAGGTTGACGTCCGACTGAGCTCTGAGATTATTATTGAACATCTTCAGTTATAGCAACTTCTTCTTCTTCTTTTTCGTAATTCTGTAAAGAACTATTTAGAAAATCTACACTAACTGGAACGCGTGTTGGTCTCTTGAAAACATTCATTTCAATAATTGCAAAGCTTCTTCTAAACTCTAGAACAACTCCCTTACATCCAATAAAAGGTCCATTACATATTTCAACACAGGCCCCAACACCTATATGGGGAGGCTTATACTTATCTGCTTCTATCTGCTTTAACGTTTCCAACGATTTAATATAGGCAACGTCTGCATCTGAAAGAGCTGCAGGTATTTTTGTACCTGTTCTATATAGGAAGTATGCTGGAATCTTTCTTTCAGAAAGAAAAGCTTCAAATCCCCGAGGATCATTTAACTGTACAAAGGCATAATCATAAAATAAAAACTGTTTTCTTAAAACGGGAGTATTTCTGATTTTCTTCGGTGTCATAAAACCTGCTAACCAAAATATAGGAATCTCTGGTGCAGCGCCTAACGACGCGTTAATAGATCTAATATTATTGACGCCGTTTGTCTTTAAAATATACCATTGCTTTTGTGTTGTATCAATCATAAGCGTTCCACTCTTTCTATTAAACTTACTGGTAGTAATTTAAGAAACGCTTCTTTACCATAATCACGAACAAATTTATCTGGATCAATTCCTTCTGGGAGATTCACTCTTTTACAATCAATTCCATTCTCCATTAAAACTTCTATTGATGCTTCCGCACATTCTCTTCCAGCCTTATCGGAATCAGCTGCGATTATGATTTCTTCTGCGAAGCGTGATAATAAACCTATTTGCTCTAAAGAAAGATTAGATCCCATCATTGCTACTACATTCTTAATTCCATTCTCATACAAAGATAACATATCAAAGTTTCCCTCTACAACCCATACTCTCTTATTCTTAAGGATTTCTTTGTATGTCACATTGAGTCCGTACAGGTGTTTTTTCTTTGTAAAGCTTGAATGAATGTAATTTTTTTCGACAATTGATCGAGATCCTACTGCTATCAAATTATTATACAAATCTTTGATGGGGAAAAGGACGCTGTCTTTGAAGCGGTAATCTATGAACGGAGGATATTCGGGGTGGGAACAACTACCATTTTCAGTGCAGAAACCAAGCTCAAAATCTTTTATTGTTTTGTCGCCTACGCCTCTTGAATAAAAATATTCAAGGTACTTATTAGACATTAACTAATCCTTCTGTAGCCCACTTACGTAGTAAACCAACATTATAAATAATATCTTCTATCTGCTGTTTGTCTAAAGCTAATTCAAAAAAGTTATCGGGTCTAGGCAGTTTAGGTCCTACTAACCCGGAAACTTCATCAAAGCGATTCCTATTTAATCCCTGAACTACGGGCATAGAGGTATCACATGATCTAATTGTTCCAGGCTTGTAGAACTTGAGTTCTAAAGGATTTCCACCCATTCCTAATAAATGAATAGGTTTAGTTACTCTGTGAATAATGAGAGCGCTTTGAACTGCACTAATTCGAGAGGCCATGGGATCACTACCAAAAATACCACAGCTCAAATAATTTATTCCTACGGTATTAATATCAGGACTCTTAACCATGAAGTCGAAGCATTCATACCAATCTAAAGCGTTACATCCTTGTACAACACCCATTAATTGAAATTTACCCATCTCTCCATTCATCTTTAAGTAATTAATAAATTCAGTAGTTGTTTCAATGGTTTCTCTACCATTTCTTAAAGAGTCAGGGCAAATTACCTCATTTGCATTTAAAAACTTGGCTGCCTTAACAACTTCAGCGGCAGGCATTGGTTTTCCTAATTCAAAAGCAGAATTATCACATATCTTAAACTTCGGGGAATTCTTATAGTAAGATATGTAGGCAGAGTCCTTTAAAGCTAGATGGGCTAGACAAAAATTAAAGTCTAGATGTTGACCTAACTGACTTAAATACTTTGTGGGGATTTCATATGAAAGCTGCATCCTTGCTCCTCTTTTATCATTATATTCTTTATCTTCTCTAGTCTCTCTTCTGTAGAACCTTCTAATATATGAAAAGGTATTTCGAAAGATTCGATTATACGTCTTTGTATCCTATCTATATCCTGTCTATATTGTTCATCCGAACTGCGAATTCCATCTAAGTCTAATTTTAGACTTTCACTTAGAGGTATAAAAAAGATATGACTATACTTACGACATGTAGCTCTTATATTAGATCCATACCATCTAAGAAGTTCACCCTTCTCGGGAGATATATGTTCTCCGTCGTTAAGCATAGCGTAAGAGAATCTATCTATAATTGATCTATCTGCTACTCTTATATTATCTTTATAAAGTTCTTCTAGACGACAATATTCATCTTCTATCAATCTTTGCGTCTCACAAGTAGCCTCTTTATTAATCTTATAACCTTTTGCTTGTATAGATCTAGCTACCTCAGAAATATATTTAACCTCACCATATTTACTTTCTAGCCAAGGAAGCAACTCTTTAACTATAGTTGTCTTACCTACGGAAGCGGTTCCACTAAAAACTAAATAAGGATTCATCTTGTTTCCAATTTATCACAGGAACCTTTTCCTCCTGGTACTTCCTGAAATTGATTAGAAAAAGGTATCTGCTGAGGACAATATTCTTTATCCTCTTTTTTATAATCAACATCAACATCATCTTCATGTAAAAATTTTACATTAAACTGCAAACCAATTGCCCCTATATTCTTTGTTAAACATTCAACAGAACAAATATCTAACTTGGGGATCCAAACGGGCTTCATCCCATATTTCATTACGTCTTCATCATAGTTCTTCTTAACTGCCAGATTAATTATACTCTTCCCACTTGAAATTCTTTCTCCACAAGCATCGCAGAAAAGACACTTCTCAGTAACTTCAATCTCTACTTTTCTCTTTATCTCTTTTAAGCTCATCTATATACTCCGCTAGAACTTTTGCAGCTTCTTCATACTGATCTATGGGAGACATATCTAACCAGTATTGTCTAGGAACTGCTCGTCCAATTTTTAAAGCTTCCTCAATATTCATTAAAAGAAAGCCTTGCTATCAGGAACCCATACTCCATCTCTCTTTACGCTACAAACATAAGCGGTAGCATTATGATTATGGATGCTCTCGTAGTTTCTTACACGCACCTTTGTCCAAACAGCGTTAGAGACCGTCTGAATTCCTGCTACAGCATCTCGAGCAACATCTTCAACGAACTTAGGATTATCATATCCTTGAATAGTCACATACTTCTCATCAGGCCTCTTAAGGAGGGTGTACACTTCTGCAGATCCAGACTTTTCTGCAATAGTAATAACATCTTCTAACCACATGCCAGGACTACTGGGATCTGTAATAACCTGAATAGTTACAATGCCTCTCTGTGCATGAGCACCCTTACCATGTTCATCATCGACCATACACATTGCCTTGCTGCAGGGACAATATGTGGAAACAGGAACATTTGCTTCTACTACAAACTTAAGACTTCCATTATAGAGTTGTCCTATGAAGGCACATTCATAATTCATAGGGCTAACTTTCTTTGAAACGGGAGTTGTCTTATTCATCCAGAAGTCAAATACAGCCTTAACATATACGTCTTGAGTTTCAAGTCTTCCTGCTAGAGAAGTTAAAAGCTTTGGGAAGTCACGTCCGGAAATAGATCCATTCATCTCTTCTAAAAGATGTTCAGTAAATCGAGACATATTAGTTCCCTTTAAAGTTTTATCTAAGGAACCATACATCGCAAAATTACCTAAAGTCTGAATCGTACCACCATCCTTCCTATTGACTGTTAAAGGAAAATGTAATCCATCAATTCCTACTCTCTGAATTACAATTCCTCTTGTATCCTCAATTGCGTGAACATCTGGGAGCTTCGCTTTATCAAACATATCTAACCTTCCATTTCCTTTTCCATTACCATTTCCATTACCACTTACGTGTACGTGATCTAATCCTTCAACACAAATATGCTTTTTCCCGTTTTGACCAACCTGAACAGTTTCGCCCATTTTGCTCTCCATTTAATTTACCTTCCGGAACTGCCGAAGCCTTGAGAGCCTCGCACGCTCTCTGATAGTTCAACTACTTCTGTAAACTCTGTAGGCATGATTGGAACAGAAACAATTTGGCCTACTCTATCTCCCTTCTTGATTTCATAAGGAAGATCTGTTAAATTTATAAGAATGGGTCCTACCATTCCTTTATAATTAGGATCAACGGTGCCTATATGAGCAAATATCCCTTTTGTAGCTAATCCGCTTCTCCCATAAATCAATACCTTAAATCCACTGGGTATTTCAAGAGCAATTCCGCAATTTACAATCTTTGGAAGTCTTGGTAAAAGAATAGTATTTTCTACAGCGTAAACATCAAAAGCAGCATCATCTTCTCTCTGCATCTTAGGAAGTTGCGCTTCTGGATCTAACTTCTTAACACCTATATTAACCATTTTCTCCTCAATCTATATTACACTAAAACTTCAAGAACTTCAAGAAATCCCCATCTTTGACCCTTTTTAAGTTCACAAATCATGGGTACGTTGATTTCTCCAATAGGTCTCTCTGTTTCTTCTTTAATAATATTAATAGTTTTATCTACTTCTGCGTCAAGACATTCATATACTAGAGAGTCATGCACGGTTAAAACTAATTTTGCTTTTAATCCTTCTGCGGCTAAACGCTTTTTTATTCTAATACTTGCTACACAAGTCATATCAGACGCACCAGATTGTATAGGACTATTCTTTGCTTGCCTCTCTGCTTCAGATTGAACCATATTATCATTACTATTAATTCCAGGAAGCCGTCTAATTCTTCCAAAATAATTAGTAACATAACCTTGGCGCTTAGCAAGTTGAACCTGATTCTTTAACCACCTTTTAGCTATAGGATATCTACCGAAGAAAATCTCTACAATCTTCTCAGCTTCTTCTTCAGGAATACCTAATTGCTGTGCGACAGACCAAGTACCTCTTCCATACATCAATCCGAACACAATAGCTTTAGCATTCTGTCTTTGGGTTTTTGTCACTTTATCTAAAGGAACGCCCCATGCACTAGCGGCGGTCATCTTATGAATATCTTGTCCACTCTTGAGGTCGTATATCATTTGAGGGTCCTGGGAATAGAATGCCCAGAATCTGAACTCAGCTTGACCGTAGTCAGCTTCGACAAGAGTGTAGCCAGGATTAGCGACGAAGATTCCTCTGATTGTGGACTCGCGGGGGATGTTTTGTAGGTTGGGTTCACTAGATGACAATCTTCCCGTAACGGTACCATGTTGTTTGTAAGTTGAATGTACTCTGCCATTCTTGTCGATATGTCTTGATAAGCCATTAATGAATGTACTCAACATCTTCGTACATTCTCTATATTCTAACAAAAACTTAGGGACAAGGTGCTTTGGATAGGCTTTAGCTATATTGGCTAATGCTTCTCGATCGGTGGATAAAGCACCCTTTTTAGTTTGCTTTGAAGACTTAAATTTTAATTTATCGTACAGAACGCTGCGGAGCTCGAGGGGAGAGTTAATATTGAAAGGACCGGTAAGCTTGAAAATGTCTTTTTCAAGAAGCCCTTTTCGATAGGTATATTCTTCGCGTAGCTTATCTACGTAGATCTGATCTACTTGAACGCCGTCCAATTCTGCATGCAGTAGTACTTCTCTTGCTGGACTTACTACCTGTCTGTATAAGCGATTTAATCCCTGCTGGTGGACTAAGGGTTCAAATTTTTTGAAGATACGAAAGGTACAGTCGGCATCGGCCGCATTGTACTTGGTCAGTATACTAAAGGGTAGCATTATAAACTGTCTCGAGAGTTTCTTGTTTGCTGCGAAAAAATCATCAACTTCTTTTGCGTAGCCACCCATATCTGTATAAACCCAAGCTAAATCTTTTAATCCGTGAAGTCCTTCTGCGTTCTCATCTAACAAATGATGAATGAGCATTGTGTCGAAATACAAATTATTAACTTCAATACCGTTAGTAATAAGGAACTTCTGGTCGAATTTAGAATTGTGGGCGATCTTTTTTGAAGGGAGAGCGAATACCCTTTTTAACTCTGACATTACCTTAAGATGGGTTGCATCATCCCAAAATCTAGTAGTAGGTTCTGCTGGATCAATTTTTGACTTTAATAAAGGGAGGCACCAAGCTGTTCTCTCTTTCCAGCTAAAACCAATACTAATAATGTCGCTAGTCAGCCAATCCAAATCTGTAGTCTCTAAGTCGAATGCAATTTCAGGCTGTGTAGATAAATGCTGAAATAATTCGACTAATTTTTCTTTAGTATCTACTACGACATAATCTCCAAGACCGAGAGGAGTAGGATTCTTACTAGTCTGAGAATTATTGATTCTGATCAAATCCTGAATCGTAACACTCTCGAACTTGGGATTTCTAATAACAGCTGCCGGGTGATAGATGGGCATAATTTTGCACTTGTACTTCTCTGACCAAATCTCAAGTCCTCTATGACTTGTAATATTCTTATTCTTTTGTTCTAAGAAATATCTAAGGGCAACATTCCCTGCGGGAACGATGATGGTGGGTTTAATTGTATTAAGCTCTTGTTCTAAGAAAGGGGTACATATATCCATTTCCTCGTACGTAGGAGCTCTTACTTGTTTCTTTGGATCTTCACTCTTAGGAAGACATCTTACTATATTAGTAAAATATATTTCTCTGTAGTCTATACCTGCTTGTTGCATCATCCTTCTAAGTAAGAGTCCGGAAGGACCAACGAATGGAAGACCTCTTGCATCTTCTTGTAAACCTGGACCTTCTCCTACAACAACTATCTTTGCGTCTTTTGGTCCAAAGCCATTTACAAGATTTTTTCTATTTTTGCATAGACCACATTTAGTACAACCGAAATTGTCTAACACTGGTTCCTCGCCTTTGCTTAATTTAATTTACTTACGTTTTTTTATCTTCTTATTCTTTTTCTTCGCCTGTAAATTTATTACTTTACCATCTAAGTCCTTAAGTTCAAAACCGAAGGTTTCTATCAACTCTTTAATTTTTTTATCCTTCATTGTAATTATACACAAAGTAAGGAGAGTAAATAAGTCGCGAGATAGTTTATATCCTTTATAAAAAACTACTTCACGAGGGGCGGTGGGGGCTTGAGGTGGGGGAGTCTGTGAAGCGGGACCTTGTACTTGCCTCTTTGTTAACGCATCAACTTTTTCTTTATTCGTGCGCATTACATATTCTGCAGCTGTCTCTGCGGGAGTCATCTTAGGTTCTAAATCCGTAGCACGTTGAACCTTCTGAAGAAATTCTAAATTTATATTTTTTGGTATAAGCTTCTCTGCTGGGGTATTCTCTTCCATTTTAATCTACCTTCTTATCTTTATAAGTATTAATTATATTTTCTAAATATTCTTTTGTAGGAACGAACGATTTCTTACTCTCTTCAACTATCTCTAGGTATAGATTTAATCCATAACATCTAAGGAACCATGCTCTGGAAAGATCTGGCCATCTTCTCTCAACCCAATTACAAGTATGACAGGCCCCTACGACGTTGCGTAAATCCCATCGCAATATTTTTCTTCTTCTTGATATAAAATGAAAACAGCATTGTATGGGATTAACCCCACATAAGGGGCAATTACCAAATTCTTTCTTAGCCATAGCTCTGACGTATAGAGAGAGAAAACGGTCAGCTTGGTTTTCTAATCTCTTAAGAAGGGGTTTCTTTCTGCGCTTAGCCATTAACAGTACCTTATGCTAGATGTTAAACCAGATCTTGTTACTCTGATTTTTTGATTAGCATGCTCTTTTACTTTGTCTAGATGAGAAACTAATATAATCTGTCGTCCGGTCATTTCGGAGTATTGTTTTAAAAACTTCCCAAATCTTTCTTGATACTCTTCACTGATATGTACACCTATCTCGTCTAATACAACGGGTCCTTCTATTCTAGGATGACAGAGGTCGATAACAACCAGCCTTAATATGGTCGCTATAATATTCTTAATACCACCTGCTTCCGATCTTACGAGATTTAAATAATTATTTAAGTCGCAATCCCATAACTTAAATTCTACAGATACCCCGTTTCTTTTATTTTCAAAAACAATTTTAAACTGTAAAGATATATTACCGTATACTTCTTGTATGGCTTGCGTTACTATATTCTCAATTTTTACGATACTGTGTTCTCTAGTCTTTTCTGATACCTTCTGGAGTAATGTCGCAGCCTTAAGAAATATATTATTCTTTTCTTCAGAATCTTCCACAGTCTTAGTGTTTGTTTCCAGCTGAGTTTTAATAGAAAAGTACTGACCCTCCATATACTGAAGTTTTCGGTCAGCGGCTATAATTCTATTTTCAAAGGATCTTACTGAATCAATTGGTTCCATTTAGCTCGACATGTTCAAAGAGTATCTTCTCTTCATTGCTTGATGTATAGTTTCTTTCAGGTCATCCAGTGAGTATGTTTCTGGTACGAGAAATCTCTTATGATACTCGTTAGTCCAAAGATCTAATACATATATTTTCATAGAGAAGTCACAGTGTATTTCTGCGCGGTATCCATCTTGAATATATGCAATTATTTTTTCTAGATCCTGGGAGAATTGTTTCATGATAACTCCGGAGGTAAATTACTCTTGGAGATCTCTTCTTCTATATGCTTGCCTAACTTCTCTATTATATTTTTTAAATTAGAGGTAGTGAGTTCTTCAGAAGAAAATATCTCGAGCTTATTTATATCAATAAGTAGAGAAGAGATCTCAGATAAAAGTTTGTCTTTCTCCTCGTTGAGGAGCTGCTCCCTAGTCTGAGCAATGGTTTCTTTTTTCCGGAGATCGTTTAATTGATTTTTAAGTTCTGGTAAATTCATTCGCGATGGGCATATTGAGATACTAGAGAAGGTCTATACACTGCCTCGCTTGTAGTTGTCTCATATATCTTGACGGAGGTTACCGTGGAGCAAACATCGTTAAGGATCTGTGAAGCTATATCGAAAAGAATAATACACATATGTTCTGCTGTGGGATTATCCTTAAAAATATAATGCCGTTGTTCTTCCTCTCTAAGAAATCTAATCATAGAATCATCCGCTATATTGACTAAGAAAGCATGATCCCAATTATCATCTACCCACTTTCGTAGGTCCTTAAAATCTCCGAAGTCTTTAACAAATCCATATTTGTTAAGAGTTGCCTTAGAACTGAGACCCATCTCTACGATAGCAATATAACTATGTCCATGAATATTCTTACAATTGCCCGGATAACCATTAATAAGTCTATGCGCCGCCTCGAACTTTAATTCCTTAGAAACCATAAACCTCTCGCTCATTTTCTCTCCTTACTTAAGTTGTTCTTTAACTCTTTTACAACAAATTCACTTTGTTTTGTTAGGGTACTGGTCGATTGCATACTGCCTTTAATTTCAAAAGTAAATGAGTCTCCTCTTAAAGGTGCTGAATCAACATTTCTTTTAAATCCTTTTAAAAGGATGCTATACTGATCTGTATCCATATTCGCGAAGAAAGAGATAGCTGTTAAGAAGCCTACCTTCTTTCCATCTATTTTAACGGTTGTTCCTAAAGGACTTTTAGTATCTGATTCAATAGTTAATTTCATCCCAATCACTCTGTGGAAAACGAATTATTAATTAACCAACCTTTTCCGGAGTATTTGATTTGACCGGAACATCTTAAATCTTGAAGAGCATTATCTAATAGCTTATCGTTCTGCACTTTTAGTCGTAACTTCCTGTGAAGTTGACTAAACTTTAAAGGGACATCCAATGATAAAGTCCTTAGAACTTTAATACGTAATCTCGCTCTTTCCAAGCTAATCATTTCTTCTCCTAGTTATTGGCCTTAGCATTTTTAATTCTTTCTAAAGCCTCATTAATAATATTTTGAGCTACTTTTGATTCTTTTCCAGTCTCTACTACTAAGCTTTCAATATCCTGACTCTGAAATTGATTATTTTTAATGCTATCAATAAACTTACGAAGATTCAGTTCATCTTCTTTTTCTTTATTATGACTGAGTAAATCAAATACTAGGTCTCCTACATCTGCA